TCAAAACCCTGTTATATTACATATATTGTTAAACAAAGGAGCAACTAACAATGTCTCACGTATCTGATAATCTCACAATTACTTCTGTTCAGGCCCGCAAGGCAATTCTGACAGCATTCAAAGCAAAGCGACCCGTTTTTCTTTGGGGACCTCCCGGCATCGGTAAGTCGGAAGTCGTAGAAGAAATCACTAACGAACTTAGTGGTGCTATGATTGACTTGCGTATGGCGCAGATGGAACCAACTGATATTCGTGGTATCCCTTACTTCAATAAAGAAATCAACAAGATGGACTGGGCTGAGCCTGTCGATCTTCCTAGCGAAGAATTCGCTAAAGACTACCCTATCGTAGTTCTCTTCCTCGATGAAATGAACTCTGCACCCCCTGCAGTGCAAGCGGCTGGCTATCAACTTATTCTTAACCGTCGTGTAGGTAAGTACAAGTTGCCTGATAACGTTGTTATTGTTGCCGCAGGTAATCGTGACAGTGACAAGGGTGTTACGTATCGTATGCCGATGCCCCTTGCTAATCGTTTCATTCACATTGAAATGCGTCCCGACTTTACTTCATGGCAGAATTGGGCTGTAAACAAGAACATTCACAAGGACGTTGTTGGTTATCTGTCTTTTGCAAAGCAGGACCTCTATGATTTTGATGCAAAGTCTTCAAGCCGTGCATTTGCTACTCCCCGTTCGTGGTGTTTCGTTAGCGATTTGCTTGATGACGAAGACAACACTGATACTGATACATTGTTCAATCTTGTTGCAGGTTCAGTTGGTGATGGTCTTGCTACAAAGTTTATGGCACACCGCAAGGTTGCAGGTCGTATGCCTAACCCAACTGACATTCTGTCAGGTAAGGTAACTGAACTCAACGTTAAAGAAATCAGTGCGATGTACTCACTCACTGTTTCTATGTGCTATGAACTCAAGGATTCACTTGAGAACAAGACTGCTGATCGTAAGCAGTTTCACGAAATGGCTGACAACTTCTTCTCATACATGATGAAGAATTTCGAAACTGAACTTGTTGTTATGGGTGCTAAGATTGCGCTTAAGACTTACAAGTTGCCGATTGAGCCTTCTCAATTGAAGAACTTTGACGAGTTTCACAAGAAGTACGGCAAGTACATTGTGGAAGCAGGCAACTAAATAGTTGCTCCTAGAGGGGGTAGGGTACGAGACATACTCTATCCCCTCGCTTTTATTAGGATTTATATGTCTGATACAGAAAAGAAGAAACTAGAAGTTGTATTTGCGCCCGGGTGCTTTGATGACTTTGAAGGATCGCAGGAAGAACTAGATGATCTAGTAGCAGAAATTAGTCGCCTAGTTGAATCTGGTGAAATGTTTGAGCAAGCAGGGTCCATGGTCCTTTCCGACATGGACCTTTCCGATGAAGAGGTTGAAGAACTTCTAATTGATTTAGATGATGAAAAATCTATCCGCTCGGTACATTAAAGGCTTGACATTTAATCCATTCCTTGCTATAATTAAAACATAATCAATCGAAGGAGTTTTTATGAGCGATGTAATTTCCCCCGCTAAAAAGAAAAAGCGCACCCGTAGCAAGAAGTTTGAAAATCTTATTGGACCAATGGATCCTAAGATTGACAATCTCGCACGTGAACGATTGATTACTGCACGTATCGGCTTACTGTTGCGTCATTCTTTCTTTGGCAATCTTGCAACCCGTCTCACTCTCATTAATGCTGATGAGTGGTGTTCGACTGCGGCAACTGATGGTCAAAAGTTCTATTACAACTCTCGTTTCATTATGATGTTGAAGCCTAAGGAAGTTGAATTCCTCGTAGGTCACGAAGTATTGCACGTTGTTTATGATCACATTGGTCGTCGTGGTACACGTGACCCTGAAATGTTTAACATTGCAAATGACTATGCTGTTAACGCAGACTTGAAGCGTCATAAAGTTGGCGAGTTTATCACTACTGTCCCTTGTCTCTATGAATCAAAGTATGACGGTCCATCTTCTGAGGAAATCTATGATGACCTCATGAAGAATGTCAAGTACATTTCTATGGACGATCTTATTGACAAGATGCTTGACGATCACCTTGATGGTGAAGGTGATAGTGACTCTGATAGCGACGGTGATGGTGACAAAGAAGGCAAAGGCAAGCGCCCGCAAATGTCTGATGAAGAACGTGAACGTGTTCGTCAGGAAGTAAAGCAGGCTATCATCAATGCCGCATCATCGGCAGAAGCAGGTCAACTCCCACTAGGTGTTGAGCGCATGATTAAACAGATGACTGACCCGATTATGCCTTGGCGTGAACTCATTCAGACTAATCTGACTAGTGCTATTCGTTCAGACTATTCTTGGATGCGCCCATCACGCCGTTCTTGGCACATGGATGCTATCATGCCCGGCATGAATCCCGGTGAAGAGATTGACGTTACTGTTGCTATCGACATGTCAGGTTCTATTTCTGCAAAGCAAGCACAAGGCTTCTTGTCAGAAGTTGCAGGCATGATGGAAGCATTTGATGGTTACAAGGTCCATGTGTTCTGCTTTGATACTGAAATCTATAACCCACAAGATTTCAATTCAGAGAACATGGACACTATTGAAACTTACGAGCCTAAAGGTGGCGGTGGTACTGACTTTGATGCAATCTTTAAGTATCTTAAAGAAGAAGCGATTGATCCTAAACGTTTGATTGTCTTCACTGATGGATATCCTTTTGGTTCTTGGGGTGATGCTGACTATTGCGATACGACTTGGATTATTCACGGTGACCCAAATCCAAATCCCCCTTTCGGGACATATGCGATTTATGACGATCATAAAAAGCATTGAAGAAATAACTATCTTTGAAAGCCCGGACGGTGGTCGGACGGTCTACTCACGTAAGAGTGGATCGTCCAATCGTACTCTAGTAAGTAAGGATCCTCAGTTAATTCTCGAAGAGGAAGAGGCTGCTAAGTGGGTTAAGTGGAAAGATATTCTACGTGAAGCAAAAGATAATACAACACTGACTGATGCTATTGAACGTGTAGAGGTACTATATGCCCTTCTCAAAAAAGAAACAAGTTAATCATTTTATTGCAATGTGGGACATGCAAGGTCTTGAATGCATCTTTGATGTTAACGACCACATGACACAATATAATGAATGGGAAAAACAAAAGATTGTTTCCATTCTTAAAGAAGAACGAGAACCAAATAAGCCTCAGGGTATTCCATTGCAAATGATGATACTTCGGGCTAGAGCAAATAGTCAACGTTCGTATGAGATTTACGAATTTACATCACTAGTATCAATGGAAGAAGTTAAAGAAGCATTTGACTCTAATCCTCAACCTTTAGTAGAATGGATTAGAGATAATGGTAAAAAAGTTTATAGCGACTATGTTAAACAGGATAGAAAGATGATTGCATGATGTATATCGGCACAAGTTTAGGTGGATGCTTGCAATCATTGATGGCAGGTGAAGTGTCCATCGATGACGTTTTATTGATTGTTACACGTACTCGTGCTCCTACATTTGAAAAGTATATTGGGATAGTGTCAAGTTACATTACATATGGCAATCCAAATTCACGCAACAGCAATCTTTACGAACTTTCTCATTATTCTAATGATGATGTAATTGACATGGCAACAAAGTTGTGGTATACAGGTAAGATACATCAACCACGTGTTGGAGTATCAGATAGTGGCAGTGACATGTCCGGTTATTCGCATATTGAGTTAGCCGGTAATCTTTGGCTTGAAATTATCCCACCTCAATATATGAATAATCCAGCGGTAAAGGACCTTTGGGATAAGGTAAAAATGACAGTGATGTTGACTAATGAAAACCATCGATGATATCAATGTACATACTTGGTTTACTGAACGGGAACTAGACTATGTTCCCGGTCATTTTGTAGTGGTTAACACACCTGTACAAGATGAAACAAAGATGTGGATTCTAGAGAGATTAACAGGTAGATTTGCTATAGTGTTAAACAATGACGGATCATTTTTGGCATCAGATAACTTATATCCTGCTTTTGAAGACCCAAAAGAAGCAGTTTTTTACGAACTAACTTGGTCGTGAATAAAAAAAATATAGCACCTATATCTGTATTAAATACTTACGTTAAAACACACAAGGAGAAACAATATGAGTTTTTTACGACACGTTGGTAAACACGGAGATCGCAAGGTTGCAATTATTTTCCGTGAAGTTCCGGGCGAGCCTCATATGTGTTTGGTTACATATACCGAACTATTGAATAAGCACATTCACGACCCTATGATTAAGTGTATTGAAAGCGATATTGGTCAAAACAGTACTAATCTTGCTGATGCACTAAATCGTTCATATACTAATGATGGTACTATCATCCTTCAGAAGTTACATGCTGAAGGTCAGTTAAAGAAGGTTAACACTGAACAAGTTGTTATGACCCCTGCACCAAACGTTAGGATTAAGTTGAATGAACTCAACAAGATCCTTGATGAAATGGAAATGGGCGAAGCCGCTGTGAAGAAGTTAGCCGAAATGGATAAGAGCATGGGAATGCAGAATCCAGTAGACGTTGCAAGACGTATGCGCGGTGATGCGATGCCAGATTCAATCACACAAAATCAAAGTTCACTTGTTGGTGCAGTAGATGCACTAGGTGACAGTCAACTTGCTAATACATTTAGAATGCAAGCCGAAAAGATGGAACGTGAAGCAAGTGGTTTAATGGCCGAAGCAAAGCGTCTACTATCTGAAGCGGCAGCACTTGAGCCGGCACCAGTTAAGGTTCCTGCAAAGCGTGGTCCTAAGCCTAAGTCAGCATCAATAGATGCGACACCTACACGTACTAGTAAGGCTAAGAAGGTAAATGTCGCCTGAATTTATCCAGAAATGGGAAAGTTTACTTGAAGACGTTGATAAGCAAAAAATTCCAGTTGAGTTTATTAAAAAGTTAGTTGTTAAACTTGTTGGTAAGAAACAACAAACTATCAATATTGAAAAGTTACTAAGCCAGGGACTAGACCCGGATCAAATTGAGGAAGCCATTAGCAGAAAACTTATGGAACTTGACGATCAGGTCAATAGCATTGAATTCATACTCAATGTTCAAAGCATAGCAGATACAGTACAACCAGAAACAGACCGTTTATTAAATAAATTATGAAATTAATTGTAGCATGTGATCCGAAAGGTGGAATAGGCTACAACAACAAGTTGCCCTGGATTAACATCCGGGGCGATTTGCCAAGATTCAAGGCGTTAACTGACAATGGTGTTGTTGTTATGGGCCGCAATACTTGGGAGAGTTTACCGAAGAAACCATTAATAGGTAGACTTAATTTTGTTGTAACTAGTCAAACACTTACTTTGCCATTTGGTGCCATTCAAGTACCAAACTTAAATCACTTTAGTGAATACAAAAATGTTTGGCTAATTGGCGGTGCCCAACTAATCAATAGTAGTTGGCATTTGGTTGACGAAGTTCATCTAACAAAAACAGTATCCCAATATACTTGCGATTCGTTTATTGATTTGCTATACTTAGAAAACAATTATACAATGACACGTAGTGAATTCAACGGAGATCATATATATCAGATATGGAATAAGAAATGAAACAGTATCACGACCTACTTACAGATATATTAGAAAATGGCGAAAGCAAAGATGATCGTACCAAAGTAGGCACAATCAGTGTTTTTGGTCGTCAATTAAGATTTGATTTACGTGAAGGGTTTCCTGCTGTTACTACTAAGAAACTTGCATGGAAAGCATGTGTAGGTGAATTGCTTTGGTTCATTGAAGGCTCAAGCGATGAACGTAGACTAGCAGAAATCACACACGGTGATCCAAAAGGTAAAGTGACTATATGGACACCAAATGCTCTTGCACCCTATTGGAAGCCTAAGGCTACGTTTGAAGGTGATCTTGGTCGTGTATACGGAGTACAGTGGCGACACTGGAACAAATATCGTGTAGAGAAAGATATGGGTCCTGCGCACAAAGGTGGCACCCGACTTGCGGTAGACAACATTGAAGTTGATCAATTGGCAAATCTAATTGATGGACTCAAGAATGATCCAAATGGTCGCAGACATATTCTATCAGCATGGAACGTTAGCGAACTAGATCAAATGGCATTGCCACCGTGTCATGTTATGAGTCAATTCTATGTCAACAAAAAGAAAGAACTATCTTGTCATATGTACCAGCGCAGTGTAGATGTTTTCTTGGGTTTACCTTTTAACATCGCTAGTTATGCACTTCTCACTCATTTACTTGCACAAGTTTGTGATTTGAAAGTTGGCGAACTTATTATTTCAACAGGCGATACTCACATTTATACTAATCACGTTGAACAAGTTAAAGAACAACTATCACGTGAAAGTTACCCAAATCCAACATTATCTTTGAATAAAGAAATAAAAGATATTGACAAATTCACAATATCTGATATAGTGTTAATTGACTACAAGAGTCATGGTACTATTAAGGCTGAAATGGCAGTATGAAAACAATAAAATTTATTGCTCATGAATTCAGAATGGGAGACGTAGACGATCCAGACTTATATGCCGCTCAACCTTTAATAGAGTGGGAAAAGTCAGAACCCGGTCAATGGTTAATGAAAAATTCTGATCCTACTCCTGAATGGAACAGAGTACATGATATGTCTACTTATGGTTATCGTTATGCAATCAAAGGATTTCTCACTCCTGAGAAATATACATATTGGAAATTGAAGTATGACTAGAGAAGAAATCATTAATAATATGTGCTTCACTTATCGGCACGATTACGGACTCACTATCAGTGAAGACGATAAAATGTACACGTTGAATAGTGGTGTCACTGAACTTGAGCGCAAAGGTATTTGGAATACTATGGCTCAAATCTTTGACAATGATATTGCACCTTATATGGAATTTAAATGAAAATATTGGTAACTGGTGGTTTAGGTTTAATTGGTCACAACGTTGTTTATCGGTTGATGCGACAGGGACATAATGTCACTATCGTTGACACACAGACTAACTATGGAATCATTCCACAAGACGAAATAGATTATCTTATGTCAGAACGAATGAAAAAGATTCATGATCCATCGTTCTACAATATGTGTATCAGTGATCCTAAGTTAGACGGGGTTTTTGCTTCACATAAGTTTGACCAATTAATTCATATGGCAAGTTTCCCTAGACAAAAAGTTGTCAATGCAAATCCTGCATTAGGGTCACGCACAATGAGTGAAGGCTTACTTAATCTATGTGAATTGAGTAAGAAGTACAATGTACAAAAGTTTGTCTATATCAGTTCTAGCATGGTATATGGTGACTTTAAAGATGATGTAACAGAAAACGCTGTATGTAACCCGCAAGGTCAGTATGGCATTATGAAATTAGCAGGAGAATGGCTTGTCAAAGATTACTCGCGCCGAGGTTGTTTTAACCATACTATTATTCGTCCTAGTGCTGTATACGGCCCACTTGACGTTGAAGATAGAGTCATTGCAAAATTTATGCTTACTGCTATGCGCGGAGGAGTGCTTAATGTTAATGGAGCCGGAGAGACCCTCGACTTCACCTACGTTGAAGATGCTGCCGATGGTATAGTTGCAGCCGCACTTAGTGACAACACTAATTTTAATACTTATAATATTACAAAGAGTCATAGTCGTACACTACTTGATGCGGCAAACTTAGCAGTAAAGATTGTTGGTAAAGGGTCAATCGAAGTCAGAGGTAAAGACGTTGATTTTCCTAGTCGGGGCGCATTAAACATTGATGCCGCACGTAAAGACTTTGGATATAATCCTAAGGTAGACGTAGAAGAAGGATTTGAAAGATATTATGAGTGGCTTAGTAATTCCCCATTTTGGTCTAGTAAGACAGTATAAAAATTTACGTGAAGAATTACTACTGGCTACCGATGAGGTTCTTAAGACAGGATGCTTAGTCAATGGCCCTCAAACATTTAAATTTGAAGATTGGCTAAGAAAAGAAACTCGTACTTGGTACGCTACCGTAGTTCATAGTGGCACACAGGCATTAGAAATAATGGCCCGCTATGAGAAATCAAAACATGCTCCTGCTATTTCATTCAATCATCCTCCTCCCCGTGTAGTAGTACCCAACATAACATATCCAGCAACACTTAACGCATTTATTAATGCAGGCTGGGATGTTAAGATAGGTGATACTGATAAGAATGGTCTATTAAATTTAAATGAAAACGTTTTCGATTACAAATGTTTTGTAGGCTTGTATGGGGCAACTACAGACAAAGAATTAACTAGTAAAGTTTTCGTAGATGGCGCACAGCATTGGTTAGTTGCTGATAGTAACGTTGGCATGGGAATGGCGATTAGTTTTGACCCTACTAAAAACTTAAACGCTAGTGGCAACGGCGGTGCTATTGTAACAAATGATGAAGACTTGTATCACTATGCAGTGAACTACAAGAACAATAGCAAGCCAATGGAGCATATGTATACTGGTACTAACAGCAAAATGAGCGAATTAGATTGCGCACATTTATTAGTACGTAGCAAATATATTCATGCATGGCAAGAACGTAGAAAGCAAATCAGAGAATACTATATCGAACGTTTTAAGGATTTGCCTATTCGTTGTCTAAGTGACGGATTTATTAAACATGCGGATCAAAAGTTTGTAATCTATACTAAGGATCGTGATAGACTACATGGCAATATGATTGTTGATGGAATTGAGACCAAGATTCACTATGAAAAAACACTAAGTGAACTAATGGTTACACGTAATATGGAAACACCCGACATGATTAGTACTAGTTTAATGCTATCTAAGGGTGTATTAAGTCTTCCTATGTATCCAGAATTAACTGATAGCGAAATAGAAACTATAACGGAAAAGATTAGGAATTTTTATACTAAATAGAATCACTATGTGGATTCTATCATTTTTTCCGGACTTATTAGTCCATCTCATCGTTGCCCTAGGGGCGTTACTATTTCTTGCGGCAACCTTCTTAGGAATGTTTCCCATTGTCAATACGTATAAAACACCCGCACAAATTGTAGGTGTAATCGTTCTAATATGGGGATTATATCTAGAAGGTGGTCTAGCGTATAAAGATAAACTTGCTACCGAAGTAGCAGAACTTGAAACAAAACTCGCTAAAGCAGAGGCAAAATCACAAGAAACTAACACTAAAATCGTTGAAAAGATTGTTAAAGATACTAGAGTAATTCGTCAAAAAGGTGATGATATCATCAGATACGTTGATAAAGAAATTGTCAAGTACGATACTCAATGTGTTATTCCTGAAGATGTAATTAGAGTTTATAACGAAGCAGCCACATTAGGTACTGCTACTGATCTCAAAGAAGATAAAAAAGAGCATAAGATGTTATTGCCTCCGAGGGTTTCACAATGAAGAAATTAATCCTCATTTCATGCTTTGTACTAGCAGGATGCGCAACTACCGCAGTTCCTGTAGCCCCTAAATTTCCCACTGCCCCTGACACACTACTTGAGGGTTGTCCACCGCTTCAAACACTCCCTGAGGGTGCTAAATTAAGCGATTTAATGCGTACTGACGTTAAAAACATGGTTCAGTATCATGAATGCTCACGTAAAAATAAAGCGTGGGTAGAGTGGTTTAATACTCAAAAACAACTATTTGAGCAGGTCACTAAGTAACACTTGGGCTTCTGATTGATAAATACTATATAACGACGGAAGATTTCTATGGCCACACAACAAATTATTAACATAGGTGCACTACCAAATGACGGTGAAGGCGATCCGTTACGTGTAGCCTTTGGGAAGATTAATAATAACTTCTCTAATCTTTTCTCAACTTTTGTTAATACTAGTAATACATACACTACTGGAAATACGGTAGGACAAGTACTATTTGAAACTCCTGCAAATGCATTCACCCAAGGTCAATTCTATATTCGTTCGAACGATCCAGGTACGAATGACAGCCAAGCCAGTCAACTTTATGCACAGATTAATCCAGCAGGTACTGATGTTAAGTTCACTTGCTATGGAACAACATTCTTTGGAAATGCATTAGCACGTTTTGATATGGACGTATTGAGTGGTAATGTACGTATTCTATGTGATCCTCTTATTACCAATTCAGTATTTCATTTTATCTCTTCACAAATTATGTTCCAGGGTGATCCTATTCCCGGTCTAGACATTCAGTTAGACGGCTTTGTTGACTCAGTTATGTCAACCGAAGATGATTATGTTATGGAAACTGAACAGTAAGATGAGAGCAAGAGAATTTATTACCGAGCAACGGTTAGATCAAGTCCACGATGGTCTTGATGTAGCATCTATGGCTCTTCCCAACACGTATGTTATTCCAGAGTTAAAGAACAATGACTTCTATGATTTATATCGTTTTGGTGTAGCAATTGCCGCAGTACGAGGCGAAAGTGGTACCGACAATGTGCAAAATGGTTATAAGCCTGATTTCAATGCAGAAAGCAGTTGGGGCGAACACCAAGTAGTATCCTCAGAGTTTGACAAAGATATTGGTAAAACAATTGACCAAGCATTGAAGAAAGTAGGCAAGTCCGGCAAAAAACAAGTAAGCACTCCTGGAAGTGATGAGATGGGTGATACATTAACTCAGTCACCTATAAGAGGATTTAAAGGATATAAGAAATGAGATTTCATGAATTTATGTCCGAAAATAAAACGGCTAAGATAACTAAACGCAATTCGTATGCGTCTAAGGGTCTACACAAGTTTCGTGATCCACAAGGTTATGACCGCACTTATGAATTAAATCGTATCATGATGGCTGTGGCATGCACCGACGGTGACATTGACCCGGTTTTAGATAAAGAAAGTTGGGCAGGAAGATTTAATACTGCACATCCATATAGTGAATTAGAACAAAGAATGCTTGCAAAAGCATATAAGGCTGTGGGTTCAGAAATTTATGATTTAAATCACGGTGACTTAAACAGCACTGAACTAGATAGCACTAATAAAGTAAGCCCATTTAAGCCCTTCAAAGGCTATAAGAAATGAGAGCATGGGAATTCATAACTGAGGGGAAAAAAATTCCCGGTTCCCCTCAGCATCACAGTGGTCCTTTAACTGGTCTGCATCGATTTAGTGATAGTACATATGATCGATATTATTTACTAAATCGAGTAATGATGGCTGCCGCCAGTACTGACGGTAAAACACCTCCAGATATGGATAGTGACAGTTGGGCCTCTCGTTATAATATAGCACACCCTTATACCAAAGTAGACCAAGAAAAACTAAGGTTAGCATATCAGGCTGCAGGCGTAAAAAAGTTTGATGACCTTACAGACGGAGACATATCTAGTACAGAAGTTTCCGGAGCAAATATTATTAGCCCAGTTAAGCCCTTTAAGGGCTATAAAAAATAATTTGCAAGCATTCTAGGTGACTAAGTATTATTATAATATTTAGGAATACGAATGCAAAACTTAATAGACATTAACAACACCCTCGACTTAATCAAACTCAAGTTCTATAATGAATGGCTATACACAGCACACATTTATGATGAGGGTGACAGTCAATTTCACAAAGATTTAACTAAACAGGTTGTAGAAACCTACATTGATCCTATTAAACTTCCAAAAGACGCACATATTCTTGATTTGGGTTGTGGCCCCGGCTACTTCCTAGATCAAATGAAAGAACGTGAATACACTAACGTGCATGGTGTAACATTAAGCCCGGGTGATATCAAGATTTGTGAAGATAAGGGTCATAACATTAAAAAGTATGACTTGAGTTTTTTGCCTCAGCGTGATGGTTACTATGATGAATCAGTTGACTTCATCTTTTTACGTCACGCATTGGAGCATAGCCCATATCCTATCTTCTCATTGATGGAATACAACCGTATATTGAAGCAAGGTTCAAAGATTTATATTGAAGTACCTGCTCCTGATTGTGATCGCAAGCATGAATACAATCCAAATCATTATAGCATTTTGGGTTCTAATCAGTTAGCCGCATTGCTTCAGCGTACTGGTTTTGACATTGATGCGTTCAATAACTTAGAGTTTGATTTGAATGTCCCGTCAGGACCAAATGGTGAAACAACTCCTGCAAGAGAAAAATACTATTGTATTGTTGCTACTAAAGCAAGACCACTAGACATTAAGTAAAACAAGAAAAGTCACTTTCGAGTGACTTTTTTTATGGCTATCTTAAGTTATTTGATTGCCAATTGACTAATCAAATAAATACTCTTATGAGTAAACAATCTACCAGTAATGGATCGTCACTAGTAAAGAACCCTTATACCAAAACGGTTTTCAAAACTGATAAAGAACTACAAGATTTTATTAAGTGTTGTGACCCTGATACAGGTTATCTATACTTTATGGATAACTTTTTTATAATTCAGCACCCTACTAAAGGCTCAATGAATTATCACCCCTGGGAATACCAAGAACGACTAATCGATACATATCATAGATTTCGTTTTAGTATTTCATTGATGCCTCGTCAGTCCGGCAAGTCAACTTCAGCCGCAGGATATTTGCTTTGGTATGCTATGTTCGTTCCGGATAGTACCATTCTTATTGCCGCACACAAATATACAGGTGCTCAGGAAATTATGCAACGCATTCGCTATGCATATGAAAACTGTCCTGACCATATCAAAGCGGGTGTTACAACATATAACAAAGGCTCATTAGATTTTGAGAATGGATCACGTATTGTGTCTGCTACTACGACTGAAAATACAGGCCGCGGTATGTCTATTACACTATTATATCTTGACGAGTTTGCCTTCGTTAGACCAAGTATTGCTAAAGAATTTTGGACTGCTATTACACCAACTCTATCAACTGGTGGTAAGGCGATTATCACAAGTACCCCTAACAGTGACGAGGATCAATTTGCGTTTATTTGGAAAAGTGCCAACAAAACAGAAGATGAGTTTGGCAACACAACTGAGTTAGGTATTAATGGGTTTAGAGCATATCGTGCTTACTGGCATGAACAGCCTGGTAGAGATCAAAAATGGGCCGATGAAATGAAAGCCCAACTTGGCGAAGATCGTTTCAATCGTGAAATTGGTTGTGAATTCATTATTGCTGATGAAACACTTATCAATCCTAATACATTACTAATGATGGAAGGTATCGAGCCTGTCTCTCGTATGGGACAAGTTCGTTGGTATGATAAACCTACAAAGGGCAATATCTATTGTGTAGGATTAGATCCAAGTCTTGGTACAGGTGGCGACCCAGCCGCTATTCAAATCTTTGAAGCAACCACTACTAAGCAGATCGGTGAGTGGAAGCACAACAAAACTGATATTCCTAATCAGATTAAACTGATAGCACAGATTAACAAGTATATCGTAGAATGTACCGGTGAACCTAACAATATCTATTACAGTATTGAATGTAATGGCATCGGCGAAGCCGCAATTATATCACTAAGTGAATATGGTGAAAGTAATATTCCCGGTATCTTTATCAGTGAGTCTGGAAAAAGTCGCAAAGGATTCAACACAACTAATAAAAGCAAACTAGCAAGTTGTGCTAAGTTCAAAACACTAGTTGAAAGCAAGAAAATGACTGTAAATAGTCGCAGTCTTATTTCAGAATTAAAAGCATTTGTCGCACACGGTGGCAGTTATGCCGCTAAGATTGGCGATACAGATGACTTGATTATGGCTAGTTTACTAGTAACACGTATGGTACAGCAACTAAGCGACTACCACTCAGATTTGGAAAGTCAGATTAGAGACCATGAAGAAATGATTGCTCCTCTTCCCTTTTTTGCAGTGTTAGGTTAAGGATTGGACTAAATATACATATGGCACTAGACACCGAATCATTCAACAAACAACTATATGACCTTCTTAAAGTAAGAGGTTATAAGCCTGTACCAAAAGACTCTAGAAATCAAAACGTAGAAGCATCACAACTTGCTGACGTTATGGAATTTGTATTCATGAAAGAAGGAGAAGAGTACGGTAAGGCATGGGCAAGCATCGATGATGCAAACAACGTAATTATCTATTATGATGATGAACAAGCAGATAGTCCAGAAGGAAAAACCCCCGGGGTCGAATATGATGATTCATGGTCAGGGTTTTTAAAACACGTTAAGAATTGGGCACAACGTAAGCAACTTAGTTTTGAGTTAGCCAACAAAGCCCGTCTTAGCGATGACATGCGACAAAGGGAATATGTAAAAATGAAAGAAAAAATCTCAGAAGGCTATCATGCTATGGGCAAGAAAGCCAGTTATAATGACAACGTTCCTAGCGTTAAAATTATTCTTCAACATAATCGTCAGATTGAAGAAGGTGAACAACGTTATCGCAATGTAGCCAAAATCTTTTTGGAGAACACAGAAGGTGAAAGAATTCTTGCCCCCACTACCCGTCCGGGTATCGCACAAATTTACGCCAGACATTTGGCCGAAGGCGGAGTTCCAAATGACGAACGTTGGAACCATATCAAGGGTCTTTGTGAAGAGTATTCCAAAATGGCAGGGTTCGTTCGTGCCACACGAAATAATCAATTCAACGAATCAGCACAAGCACTAGTCAACGAAGGTATTAATCACTATCAATCATTGCGTGAATCATTAAGCAAGATGCGTGGTCATCGTGGCTACAATGCATACTTTGAATCATGGACTCCACCTTTGATGGAAGAAGAAAATGATATGTCAATCAATGAATTGTTTGTGCAAGAAACTGTTGATCCTCGTATTGAAAGTGTAATGCCTATTCTTTCACGTTTAAGTAAGAAGTCAGGCATTAAGCCAATGACAGAAGTATCAGAACTTGCTGAATGGGCCCAAAGTATCGTAGAAGGTGAAAATAAAAGTATTGTAATCAATGGCAAAGAAGTTGATTACGCTAGTCTTGAAATCGATGGTGTAGATTCTAGTGACTACCCAGATTTTTCTGATGCTTATTTTAGTTCAGGATATTTCACAGATGGCACACAAATGAGTGATGAAGATTTAGATCAATTGGCGGACAAATATGGTGAACTTGTCAATCGCAAAGCATACGATAGTTTACACGAAGGCGGCGACGGCGGTGAAGCATCTGAAGAAGAAGATGTATACACCGATGCAGATGCCGGCGAAGAAATGGATGCATCAGCCGAAGAAGAAATGCTTGAAGCACCCGGCGCAGAAACATTAGGTCATAACCAATCAACTGAAAAAAGCAATCTAGCGGCATTTGATCTTGGCGAAGCACTTGATCCAATTGCAGACAAGATTGCTGAATTAGAAAAACAATTGAGAACTGCTACTCCGCAAGAAGCACAGAAGATTAAAGAAATTCTTACTTTGTTAAAAGCAAAAGCAAACAAAGGATCATCTAACCCATCTGATGGTGGCACAGCCGTAGATAGAGCAGAAAAACGAGCCAAAGATCGTTTTTCTAAGAAGTCATCAGTAACAGGTGATAACATCGGTGACACTATTAAAGGTGGAGCGGCACTAATGGGCTTTTTGGGTTTAGGTGAAGGTCGTATGGCAGAAACAGATAGTATCATTCAGGATATTATCAATGGTGATTTAGATGCATATAACGTTATGGCAAATCCTAAAACGCCAGAAGAAGAATATGTAGCAAACATGATGCAAGAAATGTATGATGATGTTTCAATTGAATATAGTCTACATCCAGACGATGACTTTGAAAAAATCTTAGACATTGTAGTTGACCAATTAGCAAAAGACCACAAGCACGATGACAATCAACTATCAATGCTTGAAGGTGATGTTGAAGAAGGTATGTTACATCAAGGCGCCGGTTGGTTAGCCAAGAAATTAGCATCTTTTGCTGGATACAAGGCACTTAAGCCAGGTACATATATTGTTCCTCCTTTAGCACAAGCAGGCGGAAAACCTATCTTATTCTCTATTCGTAGTGAGTCAGATTACCCCGTCTTCAATCTACCTCCTGATGAAAAATATAATCCAGAACGAATCTATTCTCATATCAAGGCACATATTCAATCGGGTAACTATGAAACTGCACCTTCTGCAATGCAACGTGATTATTCACAGAAGACAATGCCAAAAGAAGAAGTAGAAGAAGATTTAGACGCTAATCAAAAACGTGTAGGTCAATTAGGTCCAACCGAAAAGGTAGGACCTAAAGGTGCAGTAGGTAAATTAGTTGGTGCAAGCGAAAGCATTGAGGTCAACGAAGGCCAAGATGATTTAGATGCAATCAAACGATTACTAAACAGATACTAAAACGGGTAAATAAAACCGCACTTAATTGTGCGGTTTCCCATATCTGGCATAAATATACTTGACATTAGAAGAAAGTATGTGTATACTAGAATCTAGTGTTAGTTATCTCATGGTGAGATAGCGACAACTAAAATGACACCATGTCAATGAAATAAGGAAATATATTATGGCTTCACTAGCAGAAATTCGTGCCCGTATCGCGGCACAAGAAAACAAGACCCAGAACAAGGGTTCTTCAACTCAATCTGACAACGCAATTTACCCACACTGGAATATCGATGAAGGCGCTCAGGCGACTATTCGTTTGCTTCCAGATGCAGATACAAACAACACGTTCTTTTGGGTAGAGCGTCAGATTATCAAACTTCCATTCAACGGCGTTAAGGGCGATCCTAACATCAAGCAGACAGTGGTACAAGTACCCTGTGTTGAGATGTATGGTGACGCATGTCCTGTTCTCGCAGAAGTTCGTCCTTGGTACAAGGATGATACTCTTAAGGAACTTGCTAACAAGTATTGGAAGAAGCGTTCTTACATCTTCCAGGGGTTTGTTCGCACTAACCCACTTGGCGATGACAAGACTCCGGCAAATCCTATTCGCCGATTCATTATCTCTCCTCAAATCTTCACTATCATCAAGTCTTCATTGATGGATCCTGAAATGGAAGAATTGCCAACAGACTTCTTGCGTGGTCTTGACTTCAATATTAAGAAGACAAGCAAGGGTGGATATGCTGACTACTCAACTAGTAACTGGGCCCGTAAGGAATCAGCACTAACTGAAGTTGAGCAGGCTGCTATTGAAGCACATGGTCTACACAATTTGGCAGACTTCTTACCTAAGAAGCCTAACGAAGCAGAACTACGTGTCATTAAAGAAATGTTTGAAGCATCAGTAGATGGTCAACCCTTCGACAATGAACGTTGGGGTGCATACTATCGCCCATATGGGGTAGAAGCACCTTCAGGTACTACAGCGGCTAAACCATCAGCGTCTACTGAAACTAGCGCACCCGCTAAGTCACCAGTCGCAGGCACAGAAGATGATACTCCTCCTTTTGAAACTGCTGATCCAGTAGTTGTCCCACAGACAACTTCAAGCGATAAGGCCCAAGATATTCTTGCAATGATTCGTGCAAGACAAAATAAGGCCTAATTGAATTGGGGGAAGGAAACTTCCCCCAATTGATTAAGGAGAAATAATATGACATTACCTGACGAAAGATACCGTGCTTTAAAGCAGGGTAAGAAACTACTGGAAGAATTATGTGATCCAGGTAAGACTCCTAGAGTCCCAAGTATTATCAGAGACAGAGCAAGAGGCGCACTACGTCATTTTCCAAGTGACTATGAACTAGAACGTCTTGCAGATCAATGTCCCGATTTACTTGATAAAGTTCCTTTTTCTGATAGAATGAAACAAGTTGCAAGATAATAGAGGAGAATAACTTGGCTAA